GAGGAACTTCGCGGTTTGGCAGTGGAATTCAATGTTCCCATTGTCTCTGCTACCCAGACTACTCGTAGTGGTTATGGGAACTCTGATGTTGAACTTACTGATACTAGCGAGTCCTTTGGTCTCCCTGCTACTGCTGATCTTATGTTCGCCCTTATTTCAACTGAAGAGTTGGAGGGATTAGGGCAGATTATGGTGAAACAACTGAAGAATCGTTATAATGATCCAACAGTATTCAAACGTTTTGTGGTCGGCATTGATCGTGCAAAGATGAGACTTTATGATGTGGAACAATCTGCACAAAATGACATACTTGACAGCGGGAAAGAAGAGGAGTATACTTATGAAGAAAACAAACCTAAAAAATCATTCGAAGGATTTAAGTTTTAAATATGGCAACTATTGATTCTAAAAAATATATTGAGTTCGTTCGTGAAACAACTAGTCCTGCAAGTAGTAAGTATTCAAATCTTGTTGAGCGTTTGAATGAACTTGAAGGACAGGGTGCAGATGTTCCTCGTCTGATGACTGCTGCTTATGGAATGAGTGCTGAGGCAGGTGAGTTTACTGAAGTAGTGAAGAAGATTTTCCTTCAAGGTAAACCTTATAATGAAGAGAATGTATTTCATATGAAGCGTGAACTTGGAGACCTGTGCTGGTATCTTGCTCAAGCTTGTATGGCACTGGATATTACATTTGAGGAAGTCCTTGAAATGAACTATCAGAAACTGAGTGCTCGTTATCCAGAGGGAACTTTTTCCGTATATAAATCTGAAAACAGGGAAGATGGTGATGTGTAAAAATTGCACATAACATAAATAAATGACCCTTCGGGGTTTTGGGGGTGTTAGTATAACGGTTATTACTCTGGATTTGCATTCCAGCAATAAGGATTCGATTTCCTTACACTCCATTATAAATAGAGAGTAGTAGAGTTGCTATTCTAAAATGGGTAAAAAAGTTTATGATTGGTCTATAATATCCGACGACTATAATTCTGGATTAGGATATAGGGATTTGCATAAAAAATATGGCATTAGTGCTGGTGCCATAGCAAAAGCTAAAAAAAGGGGAGATATACAATCAAGAACAATTAGTGAGGGTCTTAAAATTAGGTATGAAAATAATCCAAAAGAGTTAAGTGATTTTGGAACTCATAGAGTGTGTAAGTGTTGTAATCAAACAAAAGAAATAAAAGATTTTAGAGTTGCAAATAAAGGAAGGCAAAATTATTATAGATGGATGTGCTTTTCCTGCGAAAGAGTTGTATTGGATAATAAAAAAAATGAATATAAAGAAGAATATTTAAATTATAAAAAAACCTTATCTTGCAATCGTTGTGGAATTGATGATTATAGAGTTCTTCAATTTCATCATAAAAATACAGATAAAGAATATAATATTTCTTCTAAAATCGGACAAAGAAAACTTTCTTCTCTTATGAAAGAAATTAGTAAATGTGAAGTTCTTTGTGCAAATTGTCATTTTATAGAACATTATGAAAAAAGAAATAAAGTATGATATAATATGTCTATGCCCAAATGGCGGAATTGGTAGACGCGCAGGGTTTAGGTTCCTGTAGAGATATCTGTGGAGGTTCAAGTCCTCTTTTGGGCACTAAATATTTCAAAAAATGGCAACTACTGGCGTTAATAACTGGAAGAAACATTGGCAAGGTAGCAATCATCAATCAACTGTAAAAAAAAGTTCTCCATATTATGAACGTGCTATTACTGGATTTATTTCTGCGGGAACATTATCTGCTGGCACATCTATAACCTATCTTGATGCTTTAACTGAATCTCATTTAAAGGCGGCGATTCAAATACCTGGAAAAGATTCTACTTATTATATCAATATTGATAGTCTAGTAAAACCGAGAAGTGGTGCTGCTGCAGCGACACCTCTTAGTCCAAGCAGTTTTGGATTAGAAAATCAAGAATATTCTTCTAGTACAATTTATTATAATGCTATAAAAAATGCACTAAACTCAAGAAATGATATAGGTGGTGAGTTGTTTGATTACTTGTATGAACTTCTAGATTACGCTTATAGTGGTGCTGGTGATTATACTGGCATTAAACTCACTGAATTTCCTTGGGGACAACTTCAAAACTATTATGCCGAAGTTATTGGACCTTTGGCGTGTGTGCGTAGGGGGATATTGAGTGGCATTATTGAAACAACTTCAATATCTAATGCAAAGATTTATATGCCACCAGATAGTGAAAAACTTTATGATTATAAAATAATCATCGGTAATGCGGAGAATTTAATTTCTGCTAAAACTGCCAAAGGAGTTTCTAACCAAGTTAAACCACAGTTTGTTACTAAAATTACGAGGCAAAGTGGAAAACTTGGAACTTTAGAATCTACAACTGAGTTTGCATTGTTGGATATTCTTGGAACACAAACCGTTGTTGCTGGCGCACTTTATGGGTGGCAATTAATCAATCCAGGACAAATGCCTACCGATGCAATCGATTCTATTTTATCAGTATATCGTGGAGAAACCCATAATAATAAAATACCATATCCTGAGTTGTTGACATCATTTATTAATGTTCATATGACACATAAGAAAAGTAATCCAAATAGCATAACTGTTGGGGAAGTTAGATATAAGTGTGAGCAACTTATTCAAAATTGGTCAAAACTATCTCCCCAAAATAATGTTCTTAAAAAAATATTCAATATATATTTGAATGAGTCGAGAGTTATATACGTTAAAATGGATTTAAATAAAACATCGGGGACACCATTATTTTCTGCTTCTGCTGGTGGTGGTTCCTCTCTTGTAAGAAATCTTTTTCTTAGAAGTTCGAACTATGCAACGAGAACAGCAGACAGAATCGGTTTTCAGGTCAGTTAAAAAACTGTCCACCCCATCTTGATTCCAGACCCAGAATACCCTATAATACCTGTATGGCAAAAAACACACACCTCGAACACTTAGAAGATGATATCCTGAACCAAGGGTCTCAGGGTGGTAGGAATGCGATTACATTTCTGCGAGAACTTGGTAAAATGCTTTCGGAGAGATCTTCTTCAATCACAGTCACTACAAAGTGGGATGGTGCTCCTGCTATTGTTTGTGGAACTGATCCATCTAATGGAAAGTTTTTTGTGGGTACAAAATCCGTATTTGCAAAGACTGAACCAAAACTTTGCTATACTCAAGCAGATATATCTAAGTTTTATGGAGTTGGACAACTTGCTGATAAACTTCAAACTTGTTTGATAAATCTAAGATATTTAAACATCAAAGGAGTGATTCAGGGAGATCTTCTTTTTACTGATGATAAACAGAACGGTGTAATCAATGGAGAAAATGTGATTTATTTTCGCCCAAATACAATTACATATGCCGTTCCTTCAGATTCTGATCTTGGCACAAGAATAAACACGGCGAAGATGGGAATCGTTTTTCACACCAGTTATAGTGGACCTACAGTTCCAGAAATGAATGCTTCTTTTGGTGTGGATATTAGTAACTTTAGTCCCTCTGTTGATGTGTATGTTGCAACTGCTACCTTTAGGGATGCAACTGGTGCTGCCAAGTTTGATTCTCAGCAAATGCTTAGTTATACTGCAGCGGTCAATCGTGCCGAAGGATCTCTTCGACAGGCATCTACTTTTTTGGATGTTTTGACAGCAACTGGTGAATCTAAGTTCTTAATGTCTTCCTTATTTAAACGGTTCTTTAATAGTTATATCTCTCAAGGAAAAACACTCACTAGTGCCCGCGAAGTTGCTGGTGCTTTTGGAACTTTTTATTCTGGTCTTTTGGACAAAGAGATTCTATCTAAAAAGACAAAAGCAACACAAGATAAATATTTACAAATGAAGAACACTGGATTGCAGTTTATTAAGGCAAATGAAAGAGCAATCTATATGACTGTTGCATCTTACATGAACCTACAAGCAGCAAAATCTATGGTGATTGGGCAACTTGCAAAGGTAAATACTTTTGGAACGTTTCTTAAGACTGATGATGGATATAAGGTAACAGCACCTGAGGGTTTTGTTGCTATTAAATCTGGAAATGCTCTTAAACTTGTAGATCGATTAGAATTTAGTAGAGCAAACTTTACTGTAGCAAAAGATTGGGATAGAGGATGAAGAATTTTTTTCAATTTCTTAGAGAAGCATCTGCGTCACAGCAAGCAGCACGTCTTGGACTTGTTGGTGATGGTCACGGTGGGTGGTATAAAGATGGTGAGTTTGTAGCAAAAACTGTAAAAGGAACTCTTAGGTTTTATAATAAGCGTCAGAAAGTCGGAACACAAGATCCTGCTCAAACTCCATTGGAGAGAAATGTTTCGGATCCAAACTATCAAGATCCTACCGCACCTCAACCAACAGAACCACAGCAACAGGTTCA